TCGATCTTGATGAGAGACTACTGATAAATGATATTAAGACTGACTCCAAAGTTGTTAGAAGTAATATAGGTAAGTTAAAAATATTTGGAACAAAAAATTTAAATGTGGGTGATAAATTAGTTGGGGAAAATTCTGGAAGTCAATGTAATATATCTAGTGTAAAGAAAAATAAAGGAAGATTAAAAACTGACTTCTCTATATTGAAAAATCTTTCTTGGAATGACAATATAGGTAAACTGAATGAAGATTTTCAAGTAATACCAGATAATGATTATTATCAAAATATGTCATATTCTGTTCAAAGTCCCATTCAATGGAAAAGTTTGAGAACACCAGTAAATAATTTACTTCATACAAGTGGTATGAAAAATTTTGCTGATACAGGTATATCTTCAACTTCTAATGCGAGTGTGGGATCTACTAGTTTTTTAGATGTTGTTGTAGATTTAACATCTCAAGAAAGAGTCGATAAAATAAGAAATCTAGATTTTGCTAGAGATGTTGATATAACTGGTAATGTTTCAGTTGGTGGAACAATAACCACTGGTAGTGTTAGTAGATTTATAAGTTTTGATAATTTAAGATTATCTGATTATGTTGAATGTAAAACTAATGATGTTCTTGTGATAGATGATATTTCTGATACATTTTCAAATTTGCAAGGAAGTCCTGATACTTTCCTAGATTTATTTGAATTTTCTGACTCTACTCTTACTGAATTATTCAATGATCTTACAATAATTACCAAAAGTAATAGTTCTTCTTTGAATAAAATTCAAATATCAAACTTACTTTTACTAAGTAATGGAAATGAAAATGTATTAGTTGAAAAATCTAATTTAATAAATTCTGGAAATGGTGCAAATACGAAGGATGATATTTTTGCTGATTTTATTCTTAATAAAGATGCGACTTCTACAACTGAAAATACTTTAAGATTTATACCAAAAACAAGTCCAATACCAGAAAATGAAATTGATTATGATTTAAAAATATTCTCATCTCAATTTAATACAACATCAATTGGTGTAGGAACTACTTCTATAGGTCCAATAAATTTAACTTCAAGTGTACAGACATGTCCTACAGGAATAACAACAAATATTATTAGTGTTTCACTTAATGAATTTGAATCTCTGTATGCAACAATACATGTAATTGATGATGTAACTAGAGAGATGAATTTGGTAGAAAGTTTTGTATCTCATGCAGGTACTGATACTTTTCTCACTGAAGCATACTTCAATACAGAGAAAAAAGAATTTTCAACAAATAAATTAGGTATTGTAACATCAAATATATCTGGTAATAATTTAATACTTAGTTATCAAAATGACGAGTCAAATACTCTAAAATTAAAAACAAGAGTGATAGGAATCGGGACAACTGGTGTTTCTGACGGAACTTTTAGATTCAAAGCACCTGGTCAAGATGATGGAATAGAAAGAACTTCAAAATATACAGGAATATCAACAAGAAACGTTGGAGTATCTACCATACTTAATTTAGATTCAAATCTTTTCAATAGTGTTAAATCAGTCGTAGAAGTCAGTATAGGATCTTCTAAAGCTGTTCATGAAGTTTTATTCCTTCATGACGGAACAGACGCATACGCCCAACAATCTGGATCACTATCAGTAACAAAAGATTATACATCGGAATATGATCCTTCCTCTGGATTAGGAACTTTTGGTGCAATTCTTTCTGGATCTAATTTTATACTTGAGTTTCATCCTGATAATTCATCAGGGATATCGACGGTGATTGCATTAAATCACTGCTTATATACAGAGATGGACACTGTAAATAACCCAGATGATCATACTTATGGTGTAATAACTGAAAGTAATTCTGTAAGATTATACAACTCTTTACAGGGTAATAGAATAGAAAGAACACAATTTACACCAAAAGTTAATTCTGTGCCAATTTTTGGAAAAGTTTTCAATCCTAATTCTGTTGGTTTAAATTCAATAACTGGTGAGTTTTCAATTGATAATCACTTCTTTAGAGAGAATGAGGAATTAGTATATAAACCTAATAGTACATTTGTTGGTGTAGGATCAACACCAATGCAATATAGAGTTGATGAAAATTTAGATTCTGGAGATACATTTACAGTGTGGCTTGCTGCTCGTTATAATGTTGACTGGGAACATTACGTTGTTGAAGATGGAAACTTTGGTTCTGGAGTTTCTGCTGATAGAACTGGTAATATTGTTGGAAATGATGCTACGATTACTATTAATGCAGGTGATACATTAGTATTAGATACTGCCACTCAAGCAACTCTCAATAATGCTGCAGGTCCAACATGGATTAAAACGACACCAGGAACTGGAAGTGGAAATGCGGTAACCAATCCCACTGCAACTAATAACGGAACTTCTAGTACAAATATTATTTGGACTCCCACTGTTGCAGGTACTTACTACTATCAAAATGGTATTCATACTGATATGTATGGTCAGATTGTAGTTCAAAGTCTTGGAATTACTACTATATCTGAATTACCAACAACAGTTTTTGCTAAAAATGTTACTAATAACTCTTTCTTTATATCAACCACAAGAGCTGGTGCTGCAGTTTCTTTCTCAAGTTTAGGTGAAGGGAATGCTCATGAATTTAGTATGGCCAAAGCAAATGAAAAACTTTTAATTTCACTTGATGAAGTAGGTCAATATCCTTTAATAAGAACTAATATTACACATACTCTAAGTCATAATTTATCAGGTTCTGTTGGTTTAACAACTAATATAATCCATTTGAGTGGAATATCAACACTTACATCAGGTGATCTGTTAAAAATAGATGATGAATTTGTTGAGATAGCTAATGTTGGATTTGCCACAACTGGTGGAGGTCCTGTTGGTTCTTCAGGAACTTTCAATTCAGTAGAAGTTAAGAGATCTTTTGTTGGAAGTGCAGCATCTACACACTCTGATGGAACAACAGTTACTGTGTTTAGAGGGTCTTATAATGTATCTGGAAAAGATTTATTCTTTACCAAACCTCCAAGAGGTGACCTCTCAAATTCAAAAACTATAAATGATTTATTAAAACCAACAACTAAATTCTCTGGAAGAGTTTACTTAAGAAATGATTATAGTACAAATGCAATTTATGATGATGTATCAGATCAATTTACAGGAATAAAATCTGATTTCACATTGAAAGTTGGTGGGGCTAATACTATTGGAATAGGAAGTACAGGTGGTAGTGGAATACTATTTGTAAACGGAATATTCCAATCACCATCAACATTTTTCAATCCTAATAAAAATTTCAAAATAGTAGAAAGTGGTAGTGGTGCTACTGGTGTAACAACTGTCATATTTACGGGAATAACATCTAGTGATGGTTCTGTATTTACATCAAATAATATCAACAATAATGAACTACCTAGAGGTGGTGTTCCTGTTTCAATTGGAAATACAGTCAATGGATTAGGATACGCTCCTTTAGTTGGTGCAAATGTTAAAGCACTCACTAATTCTTCAGGAGCAATAACAAGTATTGTTGGTACATCTTATAGTGGAAGTAATTTAGGAGTTCAGACTGCGACTTATGATAATGTAACTGGCATCATGACAGTTAGAACCGTCAATGAACATAAGTTTATACATTCGAATGATTTTGCAATACTTCAGGATTTTGTATTTTCACCTAGTCTTACTCTAAGAAGTAATGAGTATGAAATAATTTCAATAGCATCAACAAATGTTTTCAGTGTAAGAGTTGGTGCACAACCAACATCATTCAGTTATCAAGGTTCAGGAAAAGTATATCCATTCTTCCCAAGATTAACTGTAGGATCTGGATATAATGATATAGTATCAATTGGAGTAACAGTAATAGATCCTGGATATGAACATCGATTTATATCTGCAAAAACAAATTCTATTTCAGGTAGTTTAACACCTATAGATGCTTCTTACGATCCAGTTTCAGGAGTATTACAATTGACAGTTCCTAATCATGGATTAACTAATTCTAGTAATGTTACAATTGAGACTGGTAGTATATCATTCTCTTGTTCAAAAGATAATTTCCAAACTGTGCACCCATATCCAAGATCTACAGATCCAGTAGCTGGTATTAGCACAGCAGTCACAAAATTAACTGATGATATATTCAGTGTATATGTTGGAGTTAATGTTGGTAGTGGTGCTAGTATAAGTGCTTCAGTGGGTGTTGGTGGAACATTATCATTTTCAATCGTATCTGCGGGAACAAGTTATAAAGATCCCAAAGTAATTGTTTCAGAACCATCATATTCTAATTTGTCTATTTCTGGTATTTCAAGACTTGGATTTGGAGTAACAACAGACACTGGAACTGGATTGCAAGTCAACGCTATTCCAAAACCCTCTGTAGGAATCGGATCAACTCTATTTGAAATATCTGAATATGAAGTTGTTAATAGAGGATTTGGATTTAAAAAGGGTGATGTAGTAGAGGCTGTTGGATTAGTAACTGCTAAAGGAGTAGGTCAACTTGTCGAAAGATCTAGACTAACTGTAGAAAAAGTATTTAATGATTCATTTGCGTTATGGCAGTTTGGTGATTTTGATTATATTGATTCCATCAAAAATCTCCAAAATGGTTCTCGAACTAATTTTTCAATAATTATAAACAATCAACTTGTAAGTTTTGAGAGAGACAATGATACTCTTAATGAAAATGTTAAACTTGAAAATTTATTCATAGTTGTTGTAAATGGTGTGATTCAAGATCCAGCAACATCATATACAATAATTGGTGGAAATATAATTAGTTTTAGTGAACCACCTGTTGCCGAGGATGATATATCAATACTATTCTACAAAGGAACAACAAATGATGATTCGATTGTTAATCTTGCAGAAAAAACAACAATAGAAGTAGGTGATGAAGTTCAATTATCTAGAACAAAAGATATAAGAGAACAAAATAAAAGAACAGTATTTAACTTAAATACATCACAAAAATTAGAAACAAATGCTTATCAGGACGTTGGTATAAGTTCTATATCAAGGCCAATTAGTTTGATAAAACAAAAAGAGGACAAAATAATTAATAAAACAATTGTTTCTAAAAAGAGAGAGAGTATAGAACCAAGAATTACACCAACTACAAAAATTATTGGTGATGTTACAACAACCGATACTACTTTATTTGTTGATAGCATGGATTTATTTAATTATGAATCAGGCACAACATCTTTAGGGTTATCAATTTCAAAGAAAGATCAGTTTAATTTTGTAAATGCAGAGGCAACTGCCACTGTTTCTGTAGCAGGAACTGTTACAGGATTTAGTACTTCTAACTTTGGTTCTGGATATGCAACTGCTCCGATTGTTAAATTATCAGCACCACCTAGTGGTATTGGTGTAGGAATAGGGACAACAGCAACAGCTACGGCAACTATTGGTGCTGGTGGTACAGTTACTAATATATCTGTAGTTAATCCTGGATTAGGATATACAATAGCACCTAAAGTTTTAATATCAAGTCCTGTTACTTATTCAGACACTTTTGAAAATCTTTCAACACCCACTCCAGGTGGTAGTTTATCAATCCAAAATAATACAGGATCTATAACAGGAATTGGAACAACAATATTATCATCTAAATTAGGGATCAAATTTACCATTAAACGTGATTCTTCTTTATCTGATTTTAATCCAATATCAGTTGGAAATCCAATTTATGTCTTTGATACTCGTGTTGGATCTGGAGTCATAGGAATAGATACTCATGGTAATGATACCAATTCTGTTGGTATAGGAACCTCTTTTGCTGATAGTATTTACAGTGTAGCTGCATTCCAAGATCTAACAGGTGGTGTTGGAGTAATTACTTGTCTTATAAAATCAGATACTAATGTATCAGGAATGAGTTCAAGTGGATCATCTGTCGGAAAGTACTCTGTTGGTAAAGTAAGTGGTTTTAGTCGAGGATCAAATGCAGTGTCAATTGGAGTAACTGGATTCACTATTGGTCTAGTAGAATCAGTTGGAATAACCACATATCCAACTTTAAAAAGAACTGCTGGTCCAAAAACATTTGAAAATACTGGGTCTATAATTCCAGAAATTTAACCAATTTAAAAATGTTGTATAAATATCTAAAAAACTAATAATATGCCAGCTGTAGTAACAGATCAGTTTAGAATAGCAAACGCAAGTAATTTTGTAGATTCCGTGTTGGACTCTAATAATTCTTATTATGTATTTTTAGGTTTACCAAATCCTCTAGGTATCGGAAACACTGTAGGTTTTGGTAGAACATCCACTTGGAATGATACTAGTGGAACTCCAGATCCAGTAGATAATCTAGAATATTTGACGCATTATAGAAATACTTCAATGTTTGGTAAAAAGATTAATTCTTCTAATATTAGAAGAGTTGTCAAAAAAAATTCATGGGCTGCAAATATAAGATACGATATGTATCGTCACGATTATAGTGCAAGTAACAAAGCACCTAATTCTCAAACTGGAAGTTTATATAGAAGTAATTACTATGTAATAACCTCAGAGTTTAAAGTTTATATTTGTTTGGATAACGGTGCTAGTCCTTCAAATAATAATGCAGGTGAACAAAGTAAAGATGAACCTACCTTTACTGATTTAGAACCAGCAGCTGCTGGTGTTAATGATAATTACACATGGAAATACTTATTTACAGTCTCTCCAAGTGATGTGATAAAATTTGATTCTACAGAATACATAGTATTACCAAATAATTGGTCAACAACAACTGATGCTCAAATACAAGCAGTAAGAGAAGCAGGGGATTCCGACATTAATAAAAACCAACTTAAAAAAGTTATTATCAAAAATGGTGGATCAGGATATGATAATAATAACTCTAATTCAAGATTAGTTAGTATATTAGGAGATGGTGATGGTGCAGAAGCTAGAGTTTTTTACACATCTGGTGTAATAACTGATGTAATTGTAACTAAAGGTGGTTCTGGATATACATTTGCTATGGTTGATTTGAGTACCATACCTTTTAATAGTTCTTCAGGAACTCGTGCTAATTTAATACCAATCATACCACCATCAAAAGGTCATGGTTTTGATATTTACACTGAACTTGGTGCAGACAAAGTTTTAGTTTATTCTCGTTTTGATGATTCTACAAAAGATTTTCCTACTGATACACATTTTGCACAAGTAGGAATAATAAAAAATCCAAGTAAATTTGATGTCACTGGCATTATAACATCATCACAATTTTCTTCATTATCATCAGTTAAATTATCATCTGACATAGGAGTTAGTGATTTAAGCACTCTAATTGGTGCTGGAATAGCACAAACTGTGACTTCTGGAACTGCTAGAGGAACTGTTGCATCCTACGATCCAGATACTTTTGTTTTGAAATATATTCAAGATCGAAGTTTAAACTTTAATCAGTCATCATCTGATACTACTGATTATCAAAACATGGATTCAAGAGCTAAGGTATTATCTTTTGAATCTACATCTAATCCTTTGGTGGGATCTGGTTCAGCATCTTTTAATAGTTCAATAGATACGGGTTTTAGTGGAATAACCACGACTGTTGGTAATAAGCAAGTCAACTTGGGTGTTGAGTTTACAAATGGACTAGCTAATTCTGAAATAAATAAAAAGACTGGTGATGTAATTTACATTGACAATCGAAAAGAAGTTGAAAGAAACATCAGACAAAAAGAAGACGTTAAAATTATTCTAGAATTCTAAAAAAATGGCACAAAAAATTAATTTAAATGCAAGTCCATACTATGATGATTATGATAGTGAAAAGAATTTTCACAAGGTTTTATATAAACCTGGTTTTCCAGTGCAAGCTAGAGAATTAACGCAGCAGCAATCAATATTACAAAATCAAGTAGAAAAGTTTGGTGATAATATTTTTAAAGATGGTTCAGTAGTAATACCTGGTGCAGTTGGATTTGATATTCAAAATAGTGCAGTAAAATTGAATGATACTAACTTTAATGTTGACGTATCACTTTATGTTGAAAATTTTATTGGAAAAAAAATTAAAGGATCTGAATCTGGAATTGAAGCTATTGTAAAATCAGTATTACTTCCAGATGGAGGAGAGGTAGAAAATGTTACTTTATATGTAAATTATTTAAGTGCCGATAATAATTCACAATTTAATTCATTTACTGATGGTGAATCATTGAGTTCAGATGAAAATGTGGTATATGGGAATACAACAATAACTGCTAATACTCCTTTTGCATCTTTGATTTCTGTAGATGCAACTGCAGTGGGTTCTGCTGCTTTTATATCTAAAGGTGTATATTTTGTAAGAGGATTTTTCGTAAATGTTTCAGATCAATCAATAATATTAGATCCTTATACAAATAATCCTTCGTATCGAGTGGGATTGCAAATTGATGAATTAATTGTTAATGCAAAAGAAGATAACACTTTATTTGATAATGCTAAAGGATTTAGTAACTTTGCAGCACCTGGTGCAGATAGATTAAAAATACAACTTACCTTAACTAAAAAAGCATTAACAGATAGAAATGATACTGATTTTATTGAGTTACTGAGAGTTGATGAAGGAAAACTAAAGATAATAGAGACAAAGAGTAACTATAATAAAATTCGTGATTATATTGCAGGAAGAACTTATGATGAATCTGGAGATTATAGTGTAACACCATTTCAAATGGGAATCTTTAATTCATTAAATGATAATTTAGGAAATAATGGTTTATTTTTTGAAGATGAAAAAACTGAACAAGAAAATACACCATCAGATGATTTGATGTGTTTAAAAATATCTGCAGGTGAGGTATATGTAAGAGGATATGATATTGAAAAAACAGGAACAACAATCATAGATGTTGATAAGCCAAGAGATGTTGGTATTAGAACTGATATTGGTGTCGGTTTTGAGATGGGAAATATATTAAAATTGAATAACGTTACAAAAAGTATTGCTGTTCAGGGAAGTGTCGTAAAATTATTTGATAATTTTAATTCTACAGGAACAAATATAGGAAGTGCAAGAGTTTATTCATTTAATTTGGAGGACGCTGCTTATGACGGAACTGCATCCACAAATTGGGAATTAAGATTATTCGATGGTCAAACAAATACAGATTTAGTATTAAATCAATCAGTGAGTAATACAGAATTACCAGCAGGATCATTTATTAAAGGTAAAAATAGTGGTGCCAGTGGATTTGCTGTAGGAGCTGGAGGTGGATCAACACTCATTTCAGTAAATCAAACATCAGGAGTTTTCTTAGAGGGTGAACAAATACAAATTAATGGTGTTGATTTTCCTAGAACAATAGGTATAAAAACAGAATATACAGCACAAAACATAAGATCCATAGAAGATGGCAATAATTTAAAAGGTGATGTAGTTATTGAAAAATTTAATTTACCAAACGCCATAAGTGAAGTATCTGTAACTGCTGGTATTGCAACTGCTTCAGTGAGTGAAGGATTTAAAGGTCTTAGAAAAGGATCTTTAGTTGTATATAAAAAATCAGGATCCACATTAGATACGTTTAATAAAGTATCATCTATAAATTCAAATGGAACAATTACACTTGTTGCAACTACAGGTGTTGCAGGAGTATATGATGGATCTCTCACATCTGGAACAGAAACAGTTAACATGTTCCTTGGTGCTCCAGTTATCAGAGGCACAGGAGCTTTGTATGTGCCTTTAAATCCTAATATCTCTGATGTTGATCTTACAAAATCAAAGATAAAAATTACAAAACAAATATCTAAAAACGCAAGTTCAAATCAATTAACAATAAACACTAGTGATATTACAGATGTTTCAGATGTAATATTCGATACTTTTGATCAAGAAAGATATACCATGTCTACTACTAGTAATGGTAGTCCCTTGGCAATTACAAATGACACTTTTTCATATGGCACTGATGGTGCTTCTGTTACATTTACAAATATCGCTGCGAATGATAGTAAAACAGTAAATGTATCTTTAATTAAAAACAAAGTAAAATCCAAGTTAAAACAATACAACAGAAGTCAAGTATTAAACGTAACTAGATCAAAAAATGCAGAATCTGGAAGTGTTGCAGGTGGGAATGGTGGTTCAATTGCAGACGGACTCACTTTTGATGCTAGATATGGATTAAGAGTTCAAGACGAAGAAATTTCTTTAAATTATCCAGATGTTGCTAAGTTTTTAGCAGTTTATGAATCAACTAATACATCTGCACCAGTATTGGATAGATTGACATTTACTAGCACTGTTGCTGTACAAAACAATGCTATTATTGGTGAAAATATAATTAGTAAAGATAGTAATATAATTGCAAGAGTTGTATCATCACCAGCAGCAAATGTATTAGAAATAGTTTATCTCACATCAGGAAAATTTCAAACAGGTGAATTAGTTCATTTTGAAGAATCAGATATAAACACAAATATTGAATCTATCACAATTGGAAAATATAAAAATATAACAAATTCATTCACCTTAGATAAAGGTCAGAGAGATCAGTACTATGATTATTCAAAATTAGTTCGTAATCAAGGTGTTTCTGAACCAAGTGCTCAATTATTAGTTGTATTCGATTATTACTCTGTTTCTTCCGATGATGGAGATGTATTTACAGTAAGAAGTTATGATGAAGAAAGATTTTCAAAAGACATACCTAACATTGGTGAGTTCAATATAAGAGCTACAGATACTTTTGATTTTAGACCCAGAGTTTCTGTGTATAATCCATCGACAGATACAGGATCTCCCTTTGAATTTAGTAATAGAGATTTTAGTGGAACTTCAGTATTACATTATTTTACACCAAATGAATCTTCAACTGCTAGTTATAGTTTTTATCTAGGTAGACAAGATACAGTTTACATGAATAAATTTGGTGAATTTGTCTATGAAAAAGGTGTTTCATCTCTTAATCCAAAACCACCAAGTAAGGTTGGAGAGTTGATGGAACTTGCAACAATTTCATTGCCACCTTACTTATACAATCCTCAAGATGCAATTTTAACTCTTATAGATAATCGAAGATTTACCATGAGAGACATTGGTGATATTGAAGATAGAGTTACAAATTTAGAAGAAACTACAACATTATCTCTTTTAGAAGTTAGTGCTCAAACATTACAAATACAAGATGAAGAAGGTAAAAATAGATTTAAAAGTGGTTTATTTGCAGATCCTTTTAAAAATTATAATTTTATTGATGAGAATTCATTAATACAAATAAATCCTGAATCAGAAGAATTAATACCATTTAGAACAAGGAATACACTTGCTTCTCAAATTAAACCTGCAGAAATTACAATAAGTTCAGAGTTAGATTTCAATACAGATTTTCCTTTATTTGATACAAATGTCAAAAAAACAGGAAATGTTGTAACATTAAATTATGATGAAGTTGAGTGGATTACACAACCATATGCAACAGAAATTATAAATGTTAATCCTTATGAACTACCTATATTTAATGGTGAAGTAGACTTAGATCCTGCATTTGATAGATGGACTCGATCTGTACAACTTGCAGATCGTAATGTACGACAAACGGGGACTACTACAACCCAAAGGATAAATTTGGGGGGTAACGTACGAAGAGGTCAGAGGACATTTAATTTAAGAAGATTTGGTTTAGGAAATAGAGAAAGAATTAGAATATTTGGGAGAGATGTAAGGGATACAAGGACAAGAACTAATACAGTAGTTACTAGGCAAAATAATTTAGTTTCAACATCTGATGATGATTTTATTAGATCAAGAAATATTCAATTTATATCTGAAGGATTTGTTGATTTTGTTGAAACATACGTGTTCTTTGACGGACAAAAAATATTTGATGTAATTCCAAAATTACTTGAAATAACACCAACTAAAAATGGATCTGCATCTGGATCAAATGGTGTTTATAAGATTGGAGAGGAAGTTCATGCTCTCAATGAAGAGGGTAATGTAATTATGAAATTTAGATTATGTCAACCAGATCATAAATCTGGAAAATATAATAATCCATCAGAAACATATTTTAGTAATCCTTATACTTCAGGTCTAACAGAAATATCTTCTAATTACAGTCAATCATCAACAGTTTTAAATGTTGATACAAAAGCATTAGCTGAGGAAGCACAGGGTAAGTATTTTGGTTATGTTACAAAAAATGCACAATTAGTTGGTCAAGAAAGTGGTGCCACTTCATACGTGAAAGACATAAGATTAATTACTGATGCTTATGGTGAAGTGATTGGTTCATGTTTTATTCGTAATCCAAATATGCAACCAGCACCACCAGTTAAAATACAAACAGGTGTAAAAGAATTTAAAGTCACAACAAGTCCTACGAATGAAAATGTAGAACCAACACAAAAATTTGGACTCATAACCGCCGAGTCAGAATATGATTCTAGCGGAACAATCGAAGAATGGCAGACTACAGTTACAACAACAGTCAACACTACAAATTTCATTATTACTGGTAGAAGACAAGGCAGACGTAGAAGACATGGTGATCCTCTTGCACAAACATTTATAGTTGGTGGTAACGTAGAAGCACCAAGTGCTCAAGATGCTAATAAAGATAAAAATGGTGCTTTTATAACTGCAGTTGAAGTTTATTTTGCAACAGTAGATACTGTGGCAAATTCTCCAATAAGATGTGAAATAAGATCAACTATTGCAGATGCTAGACCATCAATGGAAGTTATTGGAAGAAGCAGGACTCTTAAACCAAAGGGTACTGATGCTAATGGAAATGAAGTTACACTCATTGAAGCTGATCCAAATGAGGCAAGTAAAGCAACCAAATTTACTTTTCCTGAACCAATTTATTTGGAAGCAGGTAGATCTTATTCTTTTGTATTACTTGCACCACGAAGTGTTGCTTATAATGTCTGGACAGCAAGACATGGTGGTACTGCCGTAAATCCATCAACAATTACAGGAGCAAATCCTGGTTCATCCATAATATATTCAACTCAGTATGGTGCAGGTGCCATATTTAAATCACAAAATGGTGCTCTTTGGACTGAAGACCAACATCAAGATATAACCTTTAAATTATATAAAGCTAAATTCACTTCGCAATCAGGTTCAGCATTCTTTCATAATCCTGATTTGGATGAAAGTAATGGTTATGAAACTTCAATGATAGATAATCCTTTATTTACTCTCTCAAAAACAGGATCAATAGGTATAACCACAAACCAAGGAATGGGATCATTACTTTCAGCAGGTAGAAAAATTTGTGGAGGTCAAAATACAAGCACTGCTGTAATCACAGGTGTTGGTTGTTCTGCATTAACCTTAAATGCATCTCCAAATCTTGGAGGATCAAATTACGAAACTGACAGTGATGTCGAAACATTCGCAATAACTGGTAGAGGTTCTGGTTTAAAATTAAATATTACTGGGGTTGATAGTAATGGTGCCATAACATCTGTTAATACAACTCCAGTTGTAAGAGGAAATGGATATCAAGTTGGAGATATTGTTGGTATCGTAACTTCAACCGTAGGAGAAAAAGGAGGAACAGGAACTGGTGCTCGGATAACAATTGCAAGTATAGACGGTATTGACACATTATTCCTAACAAATATACAGGCTGGTAATGGTTCAAACGGATTTCAAGATGGAACTCAAATTAAATATTTTGATAATTCTGGAACTGCTGTAGCGATGGGTGCCACGGGTGCTATTCGCTCTGGTACTGTTGCATTTGATGGTGGAGCACATGCAGGTAATGTAATGTTTGTCGAACATTTTAATCATGGAATGCATTCAACATCTAATAAAGTAAAAATTAGTGATATTGAATCTGATGTAGAACCAACTGTGATAACTGCAGATTTAAGTAAAACAGAAACATCAATTATCAGCGTTGCATCAACATCTCAATTTACTAATTTTGAAGGAATAGCAGTCGGAGCTGCAAACACTGGATATGTTAAAATAGGAAGTGAAATAATTGGGTATGAGTCTGTAGGAACAGGCGTGTTGAATATTGGTAATAGTCAAAGAGGTGTTGATAATACAGTTGTAATAGATCATTCACTTAATTCAGTGGTTAGAAAACACGAGATATCTGGAGTATCCATAAGAAGATTAGAGACAACTGATACAACAGGTCTTTCAGTAGTTGGTTATCCTAGACAACCCATAGATCTTGATACTTATCACGTAACCTTTGACAGGTCTAAAAATGGAACAGATAGATCCACTGATACTGCTACTTCTCCTGAATTATCATTCAGTCGTGATGAATTTTTAGGTGGATCAAATGTAAAAATGACCCAGAACTTACTTTATAGTGCCATAGTTCCAAGATATGATGTATTAACCCCTACTGGTGTAGAGGGTGCTACAACAGGCATACAGGCATCAATTAGAAGTGTTTCTGGTACAAGTGCAAGTGGAAATGAAATATCATTCTTAGATAATGGATTTCAAGATGTTCAACTTAATAGCATTAATTCATTTGATGATGTTAAGTTAGTTGCATCAAAGATAAATGAAAATCAATATTTAAGTGGTCTACCATCAAATAAATCATTTACAACTATTCTTAATTTAAGTTCAAATGATGAAAATCTATCACCCATAATATCATTATCTAGTGGATCAGAGACTGAGTTTATAAGTCATAGATTAGATAGACCAGTTAATTTGGAAAATTATGATAGCGATGGTCGTGTAAACTCAATAAATGATGATCCTCATGCTGCAATTTACTTGAGTAATAGAGTAAATCTTAAAAATCCTGCAACGTCATTAAAAGTAATATTAAGTGCATTTAGACCTGAATCATCAGATTTTAGAGTTCTTTATAGTTTAGTTAGACCAGATTCTAATGAAGTTGAACAATCATTTGAACTATTTCCTGGTTTTAAAAATACTACAAAAACAAATAATGATGGTTTCGTTGTAGATGATGAATCCAAAAATGATGGTAGACCTGATACAATAGTTACACCAAGTTTAGACGATCAATTTAAAGAATATCAATTCACCGTTGATAATTTACCTGAATTCACAGGATTTTCAATTAAAATTGTAATGTCAGGAACAAATCAGGCTCTACCACCTAGAATTAAAGAATTAAGGGCAATTGCTGTTAAGTAATGATTAAAGTTGAAGGATACTCACATTTATTCAGAGATGAAAAAACAGGTGCAATTATAAATTGTGATGATGTTGGGTATGATCAGTATGTTAAATCCCAAAAATTGAGGAAAAATCAAAAAGAGGAGATACAAAACATGAAAAAAGATATTGATGAGATCAAGTCATTACTTAAGATTTTGATTGAGGGTAACAATAACTCATAAATATAATTAGCAAATATTATTTAAATAGATGGCAGCTGTATATGTTTCAAATTTAATTATTAATCAGGGAGCCACTTTCAATCAAGAATTTAGTTTGGTGGAGAGTGATGATTCTGGTCCTTTGAATTTAAGTGGATATAGCATAGCTGCTCAGTTTCGTAAACATGCTGGTAGTAGTTCAAAGACAGATTTTACGACAGCAGTCGTTAATGCCTCTGAAGGAAAATTGCAAGTTTCACTAACATCTACTCAAACAGCTGCTATTACAAAACCAGGTCGATATCTATACGATATTGTGATAACAACTGCAGCGGGTGAAGCAACAAGAGTCGTAGAAGGTTCTGTTCTTGTAAGGGAGGGAGTAACTCGATAATGCCTATCAAAGTTAGGGTTGGACAGTCTGATGCAATAAAAATACTAGCTAGTGCTGGTGGTGGTTCAATAGAATCTGTAACATCTCAAAATGTTATAGGTGGTATCGCTTCGGTATCTCAGTTAAATGTATTAGGGATATCAACTTTATCAAATGTTGTATCTACAGGAATTATTACTGCATCATCATTTGTAGGACCTTTAACAGGTGATGTTACAGGAACAGCTAGCACTGCATTAACAGCGTTAAATTTTTCACCTTTAGCATCTTTAAATATATCTAATTTAAATGTAACGGGATTATCAACATTTGTAGGAATAGTAACTACAAATAATGATTTATTCGTAGGTGGGGATTTTTCTGTTAAAGGAAATATTGATCTTGGTAGAATTCAAAGTTCAGCTCTAAATATCACAGGAATATCTACTTTTGTTGGTGACTCTGAATTTAAAGGAAATGTTTCCATCGCAGGAACACTTACTTATGAAGATGTTACTAACGTTGATTCTATTGGTATTATCACTGCTAGATCAGGTATGATAATCAATACTGGAGGACTTATTGTTAGTGCTGGTATTGCAACATTTGGTGCGATAGCAACATTTGCTAATAATGTTTTTGTAGATGGAACACTTACTGCTGGATTAATCGATGGAGGTGCATTTTAATGGCTAAACCAAGTACTAGACAAGAATTAATTGATTACTGTTTTCGCAAGTTAGGTGCACCAGTATTAGAAATCAACGTGGATGATGATCAAGTAGATGATCTAGTTGATGATGCTCTTCAGTTGTTTGGAGAAAGACATTTTGATGGAATTGAGAGAATGTATCTTAAGTATGAATTAACTCAAGAGG